GTGGAATTGGGAATTCTAGTAGGGTTTTGTCCCTACTGGAGTGTGACTCAAGTGTCATTGTACATCTGGGACATCTCCATAGAGCTTAACTCTGCGCCAATTATATAAGAGCCGTCTTGCGACAGTTCTTGCCGGTAATTTTCCGGGCTTTATGTAATAAGTAAAGTACAAGGAAAATCGACCGGGCTATTAGACAATAGTCCTTATATAGGGGACTTACGCCCCTTCTGTCAAAGGAAGGAAAGCGGGTCTAATGGCGCCCCTTAAGGCTGTTAAGACAGCCTTATTGGGCTTTGAATCCGTCTCTAGAAGAGCTGCGATAATGTAGCATCACGGTTCATATTGATAGCAGTTACCGATGCAATCGGTTAGGATGCCCCCGAAAGGGCCCTATCCTGTGGATCAATCTGATCAGTGGTTGAAATACCACTGTGGAGATCTTTTTACGGAAGTATTGCCTAGAGCGAAAGCTCGATCCAGACTATACTAGACGTGAGTCTAGGAACCTGGTTAAGGTTCAAAGACCGTAAAGCCTCCTTAAGTCAGAAAGACTCCGACAGGATTCTACTAATTAAATATGAAAAATAGAGTTCAACGTCAACTAATTTACCGCGTCATGTGAAATGACGAAGTTTTATCAGCTAACATTGCTCCATTGTCCGTGACGAGACATTTGTCTATATGACAATTCTCACACGATTCGTGGAGAGGCGCAAGCCTCCAAGGAAGAAGCGAAGGAGTCAAAAATACAATGTTGACTCTTAGCACCTTGATTGGAAGGAATACGGATGCCATTAGAGGTCTGATCCATAGAAATATGGGTCGGGGACTCATTGGATGACTTATTAAAGCATCCCGTGGAGTCCTCTTCCACTGTAAGCCTAGTACTGTCAGGCAAATTGGCCACTTCTGTTCCCGGCTGAGATTCCTTATGAGAACTCAGGGAGAAAAAGGTGCAGTCCTGCACCTGAAATCTTGCCAAGTGCTCTTACAGCAATCTATTGCTGGTTATAAGGTTGCCGACCTATCCGAACTTAAACGTCGGGTAAGTCGGACAAAAGCTGGAATGCCAAGAATAATACCGGCTGGAGTCCGGAGAAGAATCCGTGAAGGTGACATTCAGAGTCTTCGACTCTGGATGACCTTGTTGGGGATGTATCGTATTCTGGAATTTCGGGGAAAGTTGAGTTTATCAACAATCACCGATCCCGGAATCGATATATCGGATGCGTACCACGAACGTTGGGAAACGTTCTTGGAAAACATCTTTTTCCCGACTCTCCAAAAAGTATTTACTCCTGGTTCAAAAGTTGAGTTGCCTCAGCCGACCCCTTTCCCTATATTGAAGTCAGGGCCTCAAACAGTTGAGGATCAGATTATGAAGACTTCGACTGTGTCGACGTCTTTTTATAGTCTGGTCCGATCTGCTAAAGCGTGACAGACCAATCCTGGTTTAAAGGCGACTCTTAAGGAGTTGCTCCAGTTATGGTCTGATTACAATTTAGGGGGTATCTTCCCTCCAATTATGGAAAGAATAGGTTGGGCTTCTTCAAATAATTGACACTACTATAAATCCAAACCAATGGATTTTAGTAATGTTGTTAACGAAGGAGCCGCTATCGGACTAGCTAAACTCGGCTTCAAGGAGGAAGCTGCGGGTAAAGTTAGGGTGTTTGCTATGGTAGATCCATTTACTCAATGGGTCATGAGACCCATTCATTTGGCTATCTTCACGATTCTTCGTGGGATACCTATGGATGGTACTTTTGACCAAACCCGTCCGGTCAATAGACTTAGACACCTAGATCCTAAAGATCGATGGTTCTATTCGATTGACTTATCCGCGGCCACTGATAGATTACCCATTTCTTTACAAGTTCCAGTAATGGAGCGAGTATTCAAATGAGTAGAGTTTCCTAATTCCAAGAGAGCTGCTCAGTTATGAGCCGAACTCCTGGTTGGGAGAGCCTACGCGGTAAAATATCCGAGGGCCAAGGATAGAGGGTTTGATTTACCAGACGGAGATCTTCCTGATAGTGTGACTTACTCAGTAGGTCAACCTATGGGAGCCCTCTCGTCTTGAGCAATGCTTGCTCTAACTCACCATGCTATAGTGCATTGGGCGGCTCATCGGGCGAAAGACAAATATCCTAAAGCTAATATACCGATAGCTTTCCGAGACTATGCAGTCTTAGGAGATGATATCGCTATATTGAATAAATTCGTGGCTAGGGAGTACCTTCTAATCCTTAAAGAAATTGGTGTAAAGGCTGGATTGGCCAAATCCATAGTTAGTAAAGATCAATTCTACGTAGAGTTTGCGAAAAAGTTTTTCGTACCCTCTGGTAGAGCTGATATGCTTCCTTTTAAGGAGGTCATTGCTACATTAAGTAGTACATTACTAATCTGTGAGTTTGTCCGCCAGCATTCTTTACCGCTGGGAGCCATCTTAACAATCCTTGGTTACGGTTATAAATCGAAAATGAGGGCTTATACAGCCTTATTTAGAGATCTTAATCGTAGACTTCGGACTTTGTTAATTTGATTCCGGTCTCCGAAGGGAGCATTTCCATTAACTGTCTCTGAGTGAATCCGTTCTTCAGGATTCAACTCTAGATGAGACATTAATGATGATCACGAAGCTTGGCAGTATATCTGAGAGGCCCTCATGATAGAGGTTCAGATTTTAATGAACCGATATTATGATGCGGCCGAGAAGTTCCGTCGGGCAGCCTCCAGTGCCGGAGCTTTACGCTCTGACGAGGAGATGCCTGAGGGGACTCCAATATCTAGACACCCTCCGTATCTTACGGAGAGGCTGGTACGAGACGATTCGATCAACCAATTTGTGACGGAACCTGTCCCATTTAGCGCCCTTGTAGCTCCAACGGATTATGATCCGTACGAGTCTACCGGGATTGCTGATGCTTCAGAGTTCAATCGTAAATATGGTGTGGCCGATATCGTTGATGTACCCGCTGTCCAGATGCCAAGATCCTTGATTGAAGCTGACTTATTCGAGCAAGTATTCGCCATTAATGACGAGAGCTTGCAAGATAAGAAGTTCGTCACTAAATGTGAAGAACTAACGGCTTGAATCTTTGATTTTGACAAGTTGGCTCAGGATATACCTACAAGCTACTGACCCCAGTTGAGGGCAGCTGAGAAACCGATGCGCGAATTCATTCAAACAGCAAAAATCCATGAGATTTTCTCACGGACTTTTACGATGTTTGGGATTAACCCGAGGCTAAAACCTGTAAGTCCTAGTGACTGCAGTGGAAACACTCTTGTTGTATCTCCCTCTAGCCCTGCGTTCATTGAGCCTGTCTGTTTGGACAGTTACTCTGATAAAGAGGACTGTTACGAGGATATGGCAAAAAGAGTTATGAAGTTATCCACTTCATGGCACTTTACATGATCGCAGCCTTGAGGGTTTAACGATTTGACTGGAAACCAGTGATATGATTACTTAGAGACTTGTTGAAGATCCGAAAGGAATCTTCCTCAAACTCATGGTAACATATCTTTAAGATCCAAAAGCGATATACATGCTTACATGTATCATTGCAATTGTGAAATTAAAGCTGTAAGGCGTCAAATGGATCAACAAGTACCCAATACGTAGTAGACTCCTACACTTTCATGTGTAGTCTCTACTAGACGATTGGAAATTATCGATGTGCATCTGAGCGCCAAACTTTAC